AATTTAGATAGCTGAAAAAGAGTGGTTTATATGCATAAATCACTCTTTTTTTATGTCTGAATTTAGTAAGAAATTGAAAAACGAATACGCTAACGAATACGGAAACGAATACGCTATGAAAAACAAAGGTCTCTTTACTAAACCCCGAATTTACGATGCTAAAGGAGATATTACAAAGCGTTGGTACGTGTACTTCTCATACCTAAATCCTAAGACAAATAAAATGGAACGACAAGCTCCGCTCTACTATGGTATGAATCGACATCAAGATGCTTCAGTACGCCGAGCTGCTGCTAAACAACTGCGCGATATGGTAGAAGATGTGCTGAAAAAAGGCTATAGTCCGTATGAAGAGGGGTATACCGAAGAGAAGGTAATAACCATAGAAAAAGCCCTTGAATTTGGCTTAGAAAACGCTCAGGCCACAATGAAAGAAACTTCTTTCAAAGATCACAAATACAGAATATTGAACTTCCAAAAGTGGCTGTATGAAAACGGCTTTAAAGGGCGTGTGCTCTCCGTAATTACGAAACGTACAGTCCTAAACTTCCTCAATAGTGTATTGCAACGCACAAGCCCCAAAAACCGCAATAATTTCCGCGCAAGCCTCTCTATATTATTCTCTTTCTTAGAAGAAAACGAATATATCACCGATAATTTCGTGAGCAAAATACCCGTGCTAAAAGCAAAACCCGAACGCAATAAAACCTATACCCAAGTACAAGAAGACGAACTATTTAAATACCTTGAAACCCACGACAAGCAACTGCTACTGATGATTAAATTTGTAAGCTATAACTTCCTACGCCCTATCGAGGTGTGCAGATTACAAATAAAAGACATTAATTTTGAAGAACGCCAGCTGGTAGTAGATGCTAAAAACCAACTGCAAAAAACAAAAATCATTCCCGAACTCCTCTTTAAGGAAATAGAACACCTCAAAGGTACAAATCCTAATTACTTTCTATTTGCACCCCAAGGAGTGGGAAGTTGGGAAACCAATGAATCTAACAAACGCGACTATTGGACTAAGCGGTTTAAAAAAGTAAAAGAAGTATTTGGTATGGGTAGCGAATACGGAATTTACTCATTCCGACATACCTTTATCACCAAGCTATATCGTGAATTGCGCAAAACGCTCACCCCGCACGAAACTAAGAGCCAACTAATGCTCATCACTGGGCATACTACTTTTACTGCCCTGGATAAGTACCTGCGCGATATTGATGCCGAACTGCCTGCTGATTACTCAAATCTCATTCTCCAAGCATCGCGCTAAGTAGGTTACTATCTCCTCGCCGCGTACTTGTGCTAATTCCGTAGCCAATAGTTCCATAACCCTACTATCTTCCACTACCTTCTGAATAAACGGACGTTTAGGTTGCCCCTTGCGATAGCTGTGAGCATTCACACGGTACTTCGTTTCTCTCGGCTTGTGGCGTGTACGCTCGTGTGCCTTGCGTAGTCTGCCCTTTTCAATACCGTAATGAAGTACAAAGCCGTGTCTGCCCATCACAATCGCAATACCTTTAAGGTACTGTTGTTTGGTGCCGTCCATATGCTTAGAAGTACGGTAACGAGGTTTTGCCTGTGCGTTCTGCAAAGCATTCTTATCCCCGCCCACGTGTTTGCCAAACTTCCCCGTCTCGCCTCTTAGCGAGCTCTGCAACATCACAGCCGCTTTCTTCCCTATTTCCTTTTCCTCATTCATAATTTGTCATTATTTACACCCTACTGGCACTGTCCAATCCTCTTGTTTTACAATCAGAGGGGTAGGATTTTTGAAATGTACTTCTACATCTACTCCAAAGAAATGCGCTTGTGGGTCCTCCACAGGGTAGATTTTCGTCAAATCCTTTTCAAAGGAATTATACAGAAAATGCCCCTTTTGGTGGTTATCCCAACGGATACGCGCCAAACACTGTAACGCAATAGCTTCGGCTTTGCTAATCAACTCCTGCTGTACCTCAAAATTGTCGTGCGGTGCATTCGCATAGATAATCGAAAATGTAAGTTTACGTCTACCCATAGTATTCAACTCGCCCCCATCCAAGCCCAATTCATAGTCGTAAATAGCCAAAAAAGGCGAAGCAATCCCATTAAACGAACGTTCTTTCTCCCCAATCTCACGAGAGAAATAACCTACTTTATCCTTGATATGAACATTCTGGTCTGCTAAATCGGAAAAATATTTTTTTAATTGAAGATACATATTAATTATTTTTTGTTTTCTGTTCGGCTTGTAATATTGATTCGGTGAGGACTTCAAAGAAGTCGTACACGCGGGTGGCATTGCACTGATGCCAGTTGCCTAACGGCTGATGCTCGTCCATAGCCATTACGCTGATAATCTTTGAAAAAGGGGTGTAAGCAGCTTCTTTCCTAAATACAGGTTTTTCGCCTCTTTGGGAGGAGCTGGGGGAAGAAAATACTTTGGGGTACTTACCAATGATATACTCCCTGCAGCAGGTGTAGGCAAAGGCTACTTCGTAGGCGGTAGTTATAGCTGCCTTATCGGTATGCTCGGCTACTTGGGGGAGTTTTAGCACATCAAAAGGCGTGTCAGGGAGGTTGTAGAGCGATGCCATTAGCTGGCGCAATAGCAATTCGTCTTTGTACTGCGAAAGGCGCAAACGATAATAGAGGCTATCGGCTACCGAAAACTGTTTGATAGTAAGGTTGGCTAAACGAGGAGCGGGTGCTATCATTTTCGTGACCTCACGAAAATGGTATAGCTTTTCGGTAGAGAGGAAAGGCTCGGCGTATTGCCATAGCGCAGTGAATGGGACTTCTTGCAATAACTGCTGTTGGGTACGATTAGGTAAGTGCGAAATCAATGTTTTGATAATGCGCAAAGGGGTTTCTTCTGTGTTATCCAATGTTAAGAGTATCTTGCACAGGGCTCCTCGTTGCTGCTCGCTGAGTTCTTCGTATGTTTGTGGTATTGTTATATCCATTTTATTTAGTCGTTAGTGTTTAGTCGTTAGAATGTTGTCGTTAGAATGTTGTCGTTAGTGTTTAGTCGTTAGAATGTTGTCGCTTGCTAGCGGCTAACGACTAATTTACTAACGACTAATGTTTGTTTTTTTCTCGGATGTTCTCGTATTCTTTAATGGCGCGTTGCATTTCGCGTCCGTTTTTGGCATCGGCAATCACATAGGCGTCTAAGCCGTTTTTCTCGAGGCGGTCGAGGGTAGCAGTTAGCTGAGTGAGGGTGTGCTTGAGTTCGCTCATAGAAGCCAATTGGTCTCCTCCTTTATCTGACTTGTCAGACGTGTAGGACGATTCTGTAGCTGTTGATACATTACCGCCTGTGGCGTAGGTGTTTTGCGCCTTGCCTGTACGTTTGGCTTCTATCCACTCGGTAACGCGGGCGACTTGCGGGTCGGCGAGGAGCATTGCGGGTATTACGTACTCTCTGCCGTGCACTACCCCTGCTACTTCGTGCCCTGTTTCGTCGGTAAAGCCCAAACCCTTGGTATAACCTCCCTTGGCATAGCTGGGGGGCTGTTGGGCGGCTACAATGCCTAACTGAGCGGCTCCTATGGCTCCTACAATGGCAGCAAGTGCTATACCTCCTATTGGCCCTCCATCGACATAAGCACGTGTTACTGCCAAAGCTGTATTGGCTATGATGTTGAGCATATTGGCGGCTTTTTGGGCTTTGAACTGCTTGAGGGCAAGTTCTTTCTTTTTGGCTTCGGCTTCCTCATCGAGGCGTTGCAACTCTTTTTGGTATTGGGCTTGTGAAATATATCCCTGGTTGAGTTGGTCTAGGAGGGCTTGTTTTTTCTTTTGTTGGTTGGCAGTGTATTTGGAAAGCTCGCGGGCATTGAGGTTTTCCTGCAATTGGGAAAAGGCGCTAAAAGCGTTGTTCATTGCCCCTATGCCCATTTCGACGGCTCGGAAGCGCGCGTGCACGTTATCGAGGTTTTTAAATACATTTTCCCATTCGGCAGCAGTAAAACCTAATACATCTACCTTTTCGAGTTCGGAGCCTGCTGCTTTATCTACCTCTTTGGTTTTTAAGCCGTCTAACTGCTCTTTTACTTTGGTCATTTGCTCTTCGACCTTTTGAATATCTTCTATGAGCTTGTCTTTGGCTTCACCGGTAACGGTTTGCAGGTAGCTTATCAGAAGTTTCTTTTGCGCCTCGAAGCTGGCGAGGCTTTCTTTTAGAATTTCTTCATCGGCTTTGCGGCGTAGGGCTTTTTTAGCCTCCTCCAAGGTTTTGATTTTCGATAGTTCTTTATCGGAAATCTGTCCGCGCAAGGCTTCTTTGGCGGTGTCTAAATCCTGAATAAGGAGGAGTTCCTCTGCCTTTTCGCGTTTCTTAATGGCAAGGCAGTCGTTCATCTCTTTGAGGGTGCGCTCTACCTCTTTGGCACTGTGCTTTTCGCGTACTTGGGCGAGTTCTGTTTGTTCTTGTTTTTCGTATTCAACAGCTATTTGCTTGTTGAGCTCTTGCAGTTTACGCTTTTCCTGAATTGTTTTGAGCAGGTTTGGATCGTTATTGGTTTTGGCTTCTGTTTTCAGTTTAAGGATGTCCTGCTCTAAGTCGGCATTTTCTTGTTGTAGTTTGAAGCGCTTGTCGTTATACTTCTGCTCGGTAAGGGCGAGCTGTTTGTCGAGGCTTTCCTCCAATCCCTGCGTAATTTCTTTTTGCAATTCTTGCTCGGCAGCCAAACGCGCCTTATTGGCATTGCGATAGTCATCGGCGTAGTCTTTGGGGTGTTTTTTGGTAGTATCGGTATCGGTGCCTAAAGGTGTGTTTTCGGTAGTATCGGTGGGTATTATACCTTTTTTGGCGTTCTCGGCTTGCTGTTTTTGGTACAATTCGGTAGCTTTTTGCAGTTCTTCATTGGCTTGACGTATGCCTTCGGCTTTGTTTTTGGCAGCGGTTAAAAGGTTGGAAGCCGCTGTTTGTGCTGGTGCTCCCATATTTTTAACGGCATTCCACGTTTTTTCGTACCAAGCGATATTTTCTTCTAATGAGGAATACTCGGCTTTGGCGAGGGCTTCAGCTTTTTGGTCGACAAGGGCTTTTAAATATTTTTCGCGCGCAGCGGCTTTAAGGCTTTCGATGTAGGTATCTAAAGCATTTTTTGCTTGTAGCGTGTTAGCTGTTTCGACCGTTAGCTGTTTGTTGTATTGAGGCACAAGGCGATTAAGTTCGTCTACTGCTTTTTTGCGTTCGTTATAACTCTTATCAGTATCATTGGCAGTTTTGAGGAGTTGTCGCAAATGGTGTTCTTGTGCAGCGGTTTGTACATTCGCTTCTTTGATAGCCTCGTTTTGCATTTTGAGTTGTACATTGACTTCTTTTTGTTTGTTGGAGAATAACACAAGAGCCGTTATTACGGCTGTTATGGCACCTAAAAGTAAGCCCCAAGGGTTCATTTTGGTAACGAGATTGAAGGTGCGCATTGCGGCTGTTGCCCTAATGGTGTTGCCTGTAAGGATGGCTTTGGCAGCCGAAAGCAGCAGCACTGTACCTTTCCACAAGGCGGTAGTAGCATTTCCTACTTTCATAGCGGCATTGTACAATAGGGTTTGCTGCCAAGCGGCTTTGGTAGTAATAGTAGAGAGATAGACGGCAGCGCGGTAGCTTGCTACGGCGGTAGTACATACCACTATGGCTTTTGCTAAGAAGGCGATACGCTCGCGGAAGGTTTTCACGCCATCGCCTGCTGTGGAGGTTACCCCTGTGAGCCAGCCCAGTAGCTTGATAAGTCCGCCGAACCATTGCGTCATAGTGTCGGAAGTAAAGGTTTCGACAAATACTTTCTTTATTTTCTCCCAAATGGCAGCGGTATTTTCGTTCACCTTGTTGAACTCGTTTTGTATAGAGGTACCATCCTGCATTGCTTGTCCTGAGAGGTTCATCAAAGAGCGGAAGCGGTCGGCATTGTCGCCTGCTGTACCGAGGGCTTTTTGTATCTCGAGGGTGTTGAGCTTTAAGCCTTTGAGTACGCCTGCTGTTTGTTCAGCTCCTAAGCCTTTGAGGCTTTCGCCAAAGCGCAAAAAGAACTCTTCGGGGCGAGTGTTGAACAGTTCGGAGGCTTCTTTGGTAGTGAGCTTCATTTGTTTGGCAAAGGCAGCGATATTGTTACCCGCCACGCTCATAAAGCGCGAGTAACCGCTGGCAGCCACTTCGGCATCGATACCGCTTTCCTCGAAGGCAGCTCCGAGTCCTAATGTTTTTTCGATAGAGGGCTTTAGTACCGCAGGCAACGCCCCTATGCGGGTGGCAAAATCGGTGATGTTCTGCTCGCTACTGCTACCATTAGCCCCGAGTTCATTGAGGGCAGAGCCAATGGCATTGAGGGCTTCGCCGTAGTTTTGATTGCGGGTTTCCTCGAAGAGGTTTTTGAGTTTGCCGACCTTGGTAGTTACCTCTTCCAATCCGCCTTGGAACGAGTCTCCCAGGGCAACGTATATCTTATCGATTTGCTCGGTAAACTCTTTGATTTGTTCTTTATCAGTAATACCCAAGCGACCGCCTATTTGGGCGATATTGAGCAGTTCTTGCTTAGAGGTGCGAGTATTGAGATTGTCGAACTCGTTCCACAACTCGCGTACTTGCTCGGAGGCAAGGCCAGTGGTTTTCTCTACACCCGTCATTAGGTCGGATATTTTGAGGAGTTCGTCCACCGATTCGCGGGCTTTGCCTACAAATAAAGAAAAGAAGCCCGTGATAAGGTTACCAGTGAATACCCCGCGCACGATGTCGCCAAAACGTGAGGTATTGGTAGCCGTTTGCGTGATAGCCCCATTCACTTGGTTGATTTCATCGCGTACACGGTTAAAGTGCGCTTGTGCTTCACGCAATTGTGCTGCACGCTGTTGGAACTCTTCAGTACCAGGAGAGAGATTGTGAAGTTCACGAGAGAGTGTGCGCACCTCGCGGTTTAAGGCTGTAAAAGTATTCTCTACCTCCTTACCGTTGATACGTATTGTAAGTTGTGATGTAGTGTTGTTGCTTGCCATAGTGTTGATGTAACTAATTTGAGGCAAAGGTAGAGAGGAGATTTTTAATAAGAAAGGACAAAAAGAAAGGGGGCAAATGGTAATTTGCCCCCTTTTTTAAAGGTTTTTTACTCGTTCTTTAATACGCTGATTTTGAAAAAATATTTCAATGGGTAAATAAATAAAAGCAACTAAAAAGAAAAGAGGAAAACTCCACCAAGGAGCATCAAAAGCTATTATAGCAATTCCATTAATGATAGCCCCAACAAAAAGAATTCCATAAAGTCTCAATTGAGAAATAGCTTCTTCCTCCTTTTTAATATTTTCAATTTTATTTTTTTTATGATTTTCAGCTTGTGCTTTTTCAAGAGAGTAGTCACTACTCTGTATTTTTTGTTTGTCTTCATTGCTAAGACTTCTACCATCGTCATCGATTAGTTCTATTCCCTCAATTAACAGAGATCTATCGGTTAGATAAATAGATTTTTTGAGGTATTTTTTCTTGTTGATGAAGATTTCTAATCTACAACTGTAATCTCCATCATCTTTTTCTTTAAAACTTTTTACACGAGCTTCCACATCGTAATCACCATTTTGCATATAAGGGATGATGCGTGCTGAAGTTTTTTTGCTTAGTTCACCTATTTTGATACTGCCTATTCTAAAAACTTCTACTACATTGCTTTGAATGCGTAAAAGCATAAGAGCATATTCATCAAGCCATTGTACATCATCAGCTAAATCAGTAACAGTACAGAAGAAATTAGTATCTTCTCCTAAGAAACCTCCAAAAACGTACTTATCAAAATTAGTAATGTAGTTTCCTAAGAAAGGATAATTAGATTGGGTGAATTTTTCATCTTTTTTGAAAACTTCAATAATCACCACAACTACCAACTTAATACCTTCTTTTATATAATGCTTTTTAAAAGAAGTCTCGATATAATACTGTTTTGTATCTTTTAGATACTCAAGGAGTTTAAAACCGTCTTCAGAAAACAATTCTCCAATAACCCCTAAATTACTTTTTACTTGTACTTCTTCAAAACCATTAGGTTTGGTTATAATTTCCAAATCTAAGTACTGTCCAGGGTAAAGTTTTTCAATAATAATTTGATGTTTGTCATAGTCTTTTAGACTCACGTCAAATGAAGCCACTCGTTCCATATTTACATTTGTTTATTAGTTGAGACTACAAAGGTAATAAAAAGGAATGAATTTAAAAAAACTTTGCCAAAGTCTTGAAAACTTTGGCAAAGTGTAGCGACAATTTAAGGGGTAATTTTGATTAGCAAATTGGCTAATTTACTATGGTTTGTTGTCCGTTAGGGTTCTTATCGAGGGTAGTGAGGTTGATATTGGGAAAGTTGCCATATAGGGTGCTGTCCCAGTTGTTCCAATCGCGGATACGCTCGAAAACTTCGAGGGTGCGCAATCTCTTTACGGGCATACGGGTGGAGAGAATGGTGTACGCCTCGCGCTTATCGGAGCCGGAGCCTGATAGGTTTTTGCCTCCTGGTATGCCTGCCCCGAGCAGACAAGGGTCTACCCCCATAGGGAAGAGTATCTCGGAATTGCCGGCACTGGCATCGGGCAAGAAATTGCCGTCCTTAATCTTGTCGTCAATAGGGATTACCTCGATACCTTTGATAAGATTGTTGTTGCTATCGCGGAAGAATGGCGAGACGAACGAACGCCCCGCTGCTTTGTTGCCGCTCATATGATCGTCAATGGCCTTAATGGTTTCTTGACGGGCAGCTTCGCGTTTTTCTTGTGGCATTTCCTGCCATTCCTCGCGCCCAAACTTGTGAAGGAAGAAGTCATCGGCGATGTATATCACGTATTTTAGGTTCAACTGGTTTTCGAACATATACTTTTTGAACGCAGGCACAGAAAGGACTACATCTACCCAACCATTATAGAAAGAACTATGCCATTTTACCTTGGGGTAATTCTTCTCGGTAGTAAGCGTGCGCATTACGGGCACGATGAACTTGTCGATTTTCTTTTCCTTGCAATAGGCTTTGAGTGTTTCGACATTGTGAATATCGGAGAAAAAGGGCTCTTCTATGGTTAGTTTCTCGTTGAGGGTATCGCCCCAAGTGGTATTGATATAGACTTTATCAACAAAGCCTTTTTCGTTGGGTACGCCCAAGCGACAATGCGGGGCTTGCTGGCGTTTTATAGATACAATCTTCTCAAAATTGGGTGCGAGCAGGTACTCGACAAAGGCAATGCCGTAGGTTTCAAAGTCCTCGATAATCTCTGCCATTGTTACGTCCCAACGACAGGTTTTGAAGAAGCTATCAATATCGGGGAAAGCCGAGCGGAGGCGTTCGCGAGTGGTTACGCCCTCTTCGGTTTCTACATCTTGATAGAGACGGAAGCCCAAACCGTAATGAGCGGATATGAGTACCTCCAATCCCCCAATAGCCGCGCCCGTTTTGTTGAGTTTTTTGGTGAACTCTTGCGGGTATAGGTTGCTGTCGCCCCAAGCGGCATACTTATCGGTGTCGCTTGAGTCTTTTTGGGTTTTGGGGGTGGAAAGGCTTTGCTTATCGCCGAAAATAACAGCCGTTTTGGAGGCTGAAAGCATATAAAAATCTTTGTCTAATTGTTTCATATTAATTTGTCGATTTGTCGATTTGTCAATTTGTCAATGCGCTGTTTGCCTTTCTCGAAATACTCTTCGTCTATTTCGGTAGCAATGCCACGCATACCCATATTGTGAACGGCTTCCATACAGCTCATACTTCCTGCAAAGAAGTCGGCTACTACCACTTCATTGCCGGGTTTGTCTTTGGGAATAACCAGTGCTAAAAGGCGTTCTAAGAGGCGAACGGGTTTTTGAGTGGGGTGAATTTTCTTATATTTTACGCCAAAGTCTGATATAACAGATGTTTCTTTATTACCTATCAAAAAAGTATTCAAAGTGGCTATCCCTACATCTTTATTTACAACACTGCCATTATAGGCTACCTTATACTTATCTTTTTTAGCCTTGTAAAATATATCTTCTACTCTTTTCTTATCTTTTAAACAATACTTAATATGAGCCAATAAATGAGGCTTCTTTAAAGTACTTTCAACTCTACTAATATCATTTACTATTTTATCAATATCAAAGAACTTATGCTCCTCATAAGGTACTAATACATCATTTATCTGCCCTTCTCTCTTTGTATATACTGAAATGCTTTCGTGTCGTCTTCCCAAAGGTAAGGCAGGACTGGTAATTCGCCTCTTGTCCCAAATCACCTCCTCTTTAAACACAAAGCCCAATCCGTCTAATATGGTATTCCAGCGGTAAAAGGAAGTGCCACGCCCAAACATCACAATAAAGCCTTTCTTTGTAAGTAGTCGCTTGCATTCGGCAAAAAACGTTTGCTCGTCAAAAGGGCGTTCGAGTTTTTGATTTTTC